GGTGACTGCGCCGTCGGTGACTGCGCCGTCGGTGACTGCGCCGTCGGTGTCGTCGACTATGCCTGTGCCGCCACTCATCAAATCCTTCTGAACAGCGACTTGATTGTCCAGATACCGTGCCAAATCACCCGGACCAACACCGAAAGCGCCAGCTTCATAATCCCCACTATTACGCAAGAACTGTTCAAACCGCGCTCTGTACTCACCCTCACTCATGAGACCTGTCCGGAACCAGAGGCTAAGCTGATTCGCACCTAGCTCCTGACCATTTAGTTTCGCGACCAGCCCTCCGACAAACGCATCAGCCGCGTTCGCCGCAGGATTGGCCGTGTTCTTATATCCAGGATCAGGCTTGTTGGAGAAGTAGTATTCCGCCAGATTCTGTACTTGTTCCGCACTCGCAAAGCCTACCCCCAAGAGGCCTGACAGATCACCCAGGCTCAGAGTGCTTGGACCGCCTGACAGAAATCCTTGATACCATTCCTCAAACTCTTGGTCACTCGCGAACTGCATGTCCTGCGACATCCCTCCTTCCGGCCCCGGAACGGATAGAGGGTCTGATTCTTGTGATGTGGGGCCATAAGGGTCATATCGACCAGGCGGTGTTCCTTCACGATTTTGGTTGTACCCCTGAACGCGCTTCATGTATTTAGCAAAAGGTCCCTCCGTGGCCGGTGGAAAGCCTAACTTAAGCCTTGATAGATGGTCTAACAATTCAGGATTCTCGTATAAGTACCGGTCCACGGGTGTTGCCGTAGGAAGAGCACCCGGTCTTACCTTCAGGCGACCTGTCTGTTGCGATCGGGGGCCATAAGGCTCATATTCATTTACCATTAGAATCCTCCTTGTGGTGGCATGTTATTCATGCCCATTGGTGTCGGGGGTGGCTGGCCTTGGGCTGCTTGCGGCAGCACCTCGGGTGGGAACCCTGGGCCAGCTGGACCCGGTGGCGGTTCAGGCTGAGGGTTAGCTGCTGCCTGGGCTGCTTGTTGGGCCTGTCCCAGGGCAACTTGTTGCTGTAGCATGAACTGCTGGAAGATTTGCAGGTACAGTTGTGCCGTCTCGAAGTCCCCCACCTTGGCCGCGCCGTCCATGAGGGTAAATATCTGGGCGATGGGATGAGCCGTCTTGGCCCGTTGGGCATTGATCTTGTCCTCTATCAGGTCAACATCCTCGATATCAATCCACTCATCCCGGATACTCACATCATCCAGCAGCGGGTTCTCGCCCTGTCTAAGTTGAACTGCCATGGCGATGTTTGCGGCCTCATCCTGGGGCAGCTTCACCCTGAGCCGCACCTGTACTGGTGGCAACTCCTTCAGTGCCTCGGGGTCAATCGTCTCATCGAAGTAGGTGCGTTTATTGTAGCCCTGGACTTTCAGGGCTTCAAAGCCGCCGTCCATGTACTGACTAGTCAGAAGCTGGGCCATGTGTAGGTACGCACGTTCCACGGCTTTGATCCTGGGGATCAGGACTGATTCGATACCTTGCCTGAGTTGACCTATGGCAAACCCTGAGAGTTGGAACTGTAGGTCACCGTAAGCTACGTGAGAGAGGCTCCCTCGCTGCTCCTCCCCGGATACTAGCCCAAGAAAGGCGGCGGCGTCGGGGGCCATACTTTGAAGGTCGAGGCCCTGGACAGTCTCTCCCTGAGCCAACGATATCTCAGAGCCTGACACGTAGGGGTCTTCGGCCAGTACCTTGCGCCCATCCTGAGACTGCACTACTATCGGATGTTTGACACTGCGTCTCACGAGGTGCTTCATATGGCTCATGGTGAAGTTAAACTCGTTGTAGATATTCCTATCGGCGGCGTAGATGCTCTCAGCGTAGTCCTCAACAGTGGGCTCCGCCTCGAAGCTGGTCTGGATAGGTGGTGAGTAGTCGGCCACCACTATGAAGGCAGGGACTACTTTAGCCCCATGGGGTTGCATTTTCCTGGCAAACTGCTTATCGATGACGACGCCGTTCTGCTCCCGGTCATAGTAGTCATAGACATCTTCGTATTCATAGTTATCATGGGCACCGTCAACCTCGTTGTCGAACTCGAAGTCATCGTACTCCGACCGTATAGACTGGCGGGTGCGCTTTGTCTTGTAGCAAATCCACTTGAGGCCCTTCTTGTCCGTTTCCCAGTAGACATGGAGGGGGTCCCAGGGTTGGATATCCACAGTTGTGGAGCCGTCCTCCTCCTTCAACAGCATACAGCGGCCCACGCCCATGCCCCGGACATTGACGAAGAATGCCAGTTGGTCCCGGATAGGGGGGAGCATTTGATGGGTAAGCACCTCATCGGCTGCGGCGAAGGCTCCTACAAGGAACCGTTCCTTGATGCTACCATCCCGTCGTTCCGCCTCTTGAGAGGTCCCTTGTGGGACCCGGAACTGAAGGGAGGCTTGGACGATCCAGCCGTTGAGTTTATCGGCAAAGGTACGGGGGTTGTTGGAGGTATAGGCCTCGTACCCCTCATCCATTTTGAAAGTCTGGAGGCGGTAGAGGTCGTAGTCTTCCTCCATCCTCTCCCGGAGGTCCAGGGTCTCGTCGTTGTGCTGGTTCACCCTGGAGGTTATGTCATCTGGGGTTATATCAGCCACTTCAAGGTTTCCCCTGTGCCGCCGCCATCGTTAGCTCTTGGCATCTTTTCGACTACCAATGTCTCACGGATATCTTCTCTCTATTCTTCACGGTAGCATACCCGAAGTGGCTAATCAAGCCATACGTTGCGGCCTTCAGGCTGTGGTTGAACTTATCATCGGGGGTATGGCCCACAATATTGCCCTGGTTGTCGGTCTTCCACTTGTACACCTTGACTTGACCATCGAAGGGATTTGGGGCTAGGCCGGCCTCACTGAGGAGCCCTTTGCATTTATGGTCCACCCAGAACTTAGCTTCTTGGGTAATGGGATTCGGTTTCAGGTAGCTCCTCAGCCGTTCGATGCCGTCGTTTATACGCACATACTCTGCATTGAGGTAGACTCCTGCCTCTTTCAGCCATATCTCTGCGGGAGCCGCCATTGCTTGATGTTGTGTACCGCCGATATCTATGGTGCCGTAGTTAACATCCTTCCACCAGGCCCTTTCCTGGCAAATCTGGATAATCTGCTCGGTCACCAGGCCTTGCTCATAGATTTCGTCAAACACTCTGACTTTCTCGTCTATGATCTGGACTGCGAGTACTGCATATGCTCCTGCGTAGCCGGGGTCAATCCACACGTACACAGGTTGTCCGGGCATCCACTCAAGCTCACGGACATGAAGCTCCGTTCTGAACTCTGGGAATACTCTCCCGCTTGGAGGTCGGGGTATACCGAGCATACGTTCGTAATAAAAGTCATCTGACGTATTTTCCCGCAGTCTGAGTATCTTTTCGTCATTCTCCCCGCCTGGGAACATATGAATATTGCTAGGAGTGGGCAATCTAAACGACTGACTGTCTCCGATCCCGACGCTCCAGGACTCCGCCATAGATGGATACCACCCAAGGGACCCTTCCATGGTCCCTGACATCATCACCCACCCATTAGAGGCGGCGACTCTCTCCTCAAACTTCCAGTAGGTCTCCAGATCAAGCTGAGATGCCTCGCAGCCCAGGATTCCATCGGGTGATTTCATGGCTAGGGTCCGTGGATCGCGGGCGGATTTGGTCTCAATCCGTGTCCCGTCGAACAACTCAATAAATCCTGGGTCTATCCTCTTGGAAACTCGTTTCACCTGGCCCATCGTCTGAAAATCAGTCCGAAAATACTCAAACTCGGCCCTTGTCCGCTCGTAATCCGCCGCAACCAGCCAGTAAAGGCCGTGCCCCTCCTTCTCCAGTATCCTTTTGAGGCCATACTTCTCTGTGACGAGGGACTTTCCTGCCTGGGCACCCCCGGTGACGAGGACAAACCTCTTGTCGCAGCCCAGGATCACCGCCTGTTCAGGGGTAGGCTCAAATCCAAGCTTGGAGTAAAGCCAGGAGATGGTATCTAAAGCTTCAGTAGCCATTAATCTTCACCTCCGTCAATAATATAGCGATCCGAACCTCCATGTAAAGTCACCCATATACCTGGGGGTCCGAATAAAACCCCCGAAACCCCCGAAACCCCACCCCCAATAGCATCTCCCCTTGACTATTGCGATATATCAGACATATATCACTGCACGATATGCTGATATGTTCAAGGGGGGTCTCAGATACAAATGGGTATATCACCTGCGCGATATGCTGATATGTTCAAGGGGGTCTGTAGGCACGAGATTTGGTATATCAGTACCCCTTCCCCTTAAGGGGAGATGAATCGATACCCTTCCCTTAACAATCCTATCCCATTAGTTGGATGGCTGACTCAAGCCAACCTCCCAGATAAAATTACCACCCCTAGGATGAAATACATCCATATCAGGCTACGCTGCGCTTCAGGCTACGCTCCGCCAGAGATAGATGTATTTCCTAAGATACTTTTCAGGATTTACAGGATTCTCAGATCGGGCGGCTCGGAAGAATCCCCAGCACTGTCTACTTTCCCCTCCTAGTATATCCAAACCTACAGCGACTACCCTCAACCTAACCTCCGATTACCCTTCTCTATAGGCGGAGGTTAGGTCCACAGGCACCAATCAACGAGGAAGACCCTTTTGCAGAATCAAGTGCGGGAGGGTCTCCACCCCAGACCACAACAAACGTCCAAGCCATACTACCCCCACGAACCAATCATCATCCACGAACCAAAACCCAAGCCAACCTCATAGACGACGACAAGCAGACAGACAGACGAACAGACAGACGGACAGACGGACAGACGGATAGGTAGTAGGTACGTGGACGTACGGGCGGGCGCGTTCCTTTAAGGGATTTCCGGCGTGGCTGCCTGGCCTGCCTTGCCGTCTGCCTTGGCACGACGCTTCAGTTCGTCGAATAAGGTTCGCGCCTGAGCATCCGTATCATCCGATTCGTAGTTGTCCTGGTACTTGGCCCGTAGGTGGCCCTTCAACGCAAAAATCAAGAGGGTAGGGTTATCGCCGGGCTTTTGTGCCTGGATACGCTCGAACATTTGGCGCTCCAAGTCTGAAGCGAAGTCCATCTTCGCCTGTGCCAGTCTTTTAACAAATCCATGCAGATCATTGTTGTTCCATGCATCGTATGTCCCCACCGCTACGCCTGCGGCTTCACAGGCATGGGTTGCAGTTCCTACCAGGCGATACGCCTGCAAGAACCTATCCATGGCGTCCAGGGTAGCCCTTGAACGTCCATCTATGGGTTTAGGTGTCGTAGTCCCTTGGGTCGTTGTGGTGCCTGTAATTGTGTCCATGGTGACCATGATGGACCTTACCCCTAGTAACCGCAATCCTACCACTAGAAATAGCCTGCTAGGCACGAAAGGGGGAAAAACACGGTCACCTGTATGCATAAATTTGATTTTAGCTGCATATGTATGACCAGTTTTAAGATTGGTCCTATTACCTTATTGACAGATGGCTGGTAGCTATGG